CTTGCATGGTGGCTGGTTTAGCGTACCAACTGTCTATGAAGTATCCACAAGCCAACAACAGAATGGCTGACCTAAAGGCAGAATATGAGTTTCAGTGGGATTTAGCACAGTCAGAAGACCGCGACAGGTCGTCTGTTAGGTTCGTGCCCGGCGGGTACGGGAGCGTCTAATGGGCAGATACGCAAACGGCAAGCACGCTTTTGGGTTTTGTGATCGAACCGGATTTAGGTACAAGCTTTCTGATTTAAAGCCTGAGTTTCGTGCAGGTGTAAAAACTGGCCTATTGGTTGGCAAGGATGTGTGGGATGCAGACCAACCACAAAACTTTTTAGGAAAGCTCGGGGACTACACGGACCCGCAATCCTTAAGAAACCCGAGACCTGACATATCGTTAACTGAAAGCCGTGGGCTGTTTGCTTGGAACCCAGTGGGTAACGGAAACGCTGACACAGACGGCGGCACCACAGTCCGGGCACACGTTGGAACTGTAACCATTTCTACGACATGAACTATACAGAGCTAGTTGCAGCGATTAAGGCTTATTGCGATAACACAGAAACAACGTTTGTAAACAATATTCCTACGTTTGTAAAACAAGCCGAAGATCGTATTTATCGGTCAGTAAATCTTCCAGTTAGCAGAAAAATAGTTGACGGAAACCTGTCAACTTCGACCAAACTCTTAACGTTCCCGTCAGATCTTTTGGCGCCGCTGTCGTTTGCGGTCACTAACTCTGCAAGTGATCAAGTGTTTTTGATCAATAAAGATTACAATTTTATGTCTCAGGCGTACCCTGACGACTCTGTAAAAGGCTTTCCTAAACACTATGCAATTTATGACAGCACAAACTTTGTCCTTGGCCCTTCGCCAAGTGCGACTTCTGCCTACAGGCTAAGTTATTTTTACAAGCCTGCGAGCATCGTTACTGCTTCAACAACGTGGCTTGGGACAAACGCTGACAGCGCACTGCTTTATGGTGCCCTGATAGAAGCGTACACCTTTATGAAGGGTGACGCTGATCTTATGAATACATACAACCAGCGTTACCAAGAAGCGCTTGGGCTACTTAAGACACAGGCAGAGGGACGCATGACCGTTGATGAATACAGAGACGGTACGATTCGCGTGCCGAGGGTATAGTTGTGGCTATTACTCAGTCTATTTGCAACTCTTTTAAAAGCGAAGTTTTAAAAGCTGTACATAATTTTTCTGCTAGTGGCGGCAATACATTCAAGATTGCCCTGTACACTGACGATGCGTCATTGGGCCCATCAACAACAGTGTACACAACAACTGGCGAAGTAAGCAGTTCAGGCACTAATTATACAGCAGGTGGAAACACGTTAACAAACGTAGAGCCAACAACTTCTAACAGTATTGGTTTTACTGATTTTGCGGACACATCTTGGTCCAGTGCGTCCTTTACTGCTAGGGGCGCATTAATTTATAACAGTACAAATGGAAACAAGGCTGTAGCGGTTCTTGACTTTGGAATCGACAGAGAGGTTTCTAGCTCGACGTTTACGGTAGAGTTTCCAGATGCTGACTCATCTAATGCAATTGTAAGGGTTAAGTAATGGCTACATACGTTAACAATCTTCGTTTAAAGGAAATTGCTACTGGCGACGAAGAAGGCACATGGGGAGCGTCAACCAACACTAACCTTGAGTTAATTGCAGATGCGTTTGGCTCCGGTACAGAAGCAATTACCACTAACGCCAACACCCATACTACAACAATAGCAGATGGCGCCGCTGATGAAGGCCGCGCAATCTTTCTTAAGTACACGGGCGACCTAGACTCTGATTGCACAATTACGATTGCCCCAAACACAGTTAATAAACTGTGGCTTATTGAGAACGCTACTGGCGACTCAGGGTCTTCCGGGCCATACAACATTATTATCAGCCAAGGCTCTGGCGCTAACATTACCATTGGTAACGGAAAGGTTGCGGCAGTCTATACTGATGGTGCAGGATCAGGCGCTGCGGTACTAGATGCGTTTGCTGACCTAGAGCTAATGACAAGCCTAACGGTCGGGACTGATGCAATCGTTGGCGACGACCTTACCCTTAAGTCAGACGGTGCTGTTCTTGGCTTCGGTGCAGACACCGACGTAACACTAACTCACGTTGCTGACACGGGTCTGTTGTTGGGCGGCACACGCCAGTTGCAGTTCTACGACTCGTCTCAGCGGATTGCTGCCTCATCAGCAACGGTTATGACCATCGCTGCTACAGATGAGATCGACCTCTTGGCAACCTCACTAGATCTCAACGGCAACGTAGATGTGTCGGGAACGTTGACCGCAGCCGGGAACGCCGATCTTAACGGAGACCTAGATGTAGACGGAACTACCAACTTAGACGCAGTAGACATTGACGGCGCAGTGCAGATTGACTCGACCGTTACGGTTGGTGTAGATGACACCGGGTATGACGTAAAGTTTTTTGGAGACACCGCTAGTGCTTATATGCTCTGGGATGCGTCTGCTGACGATCTAGTTTTAGCAGGCGCTGCGGGCATCGACTTAGCAGGCGACTTAGATGTAGATGGGACCACCAACCTAGACAATACAGATGTAGACGGAACCCTAGTTGTAGACGGTTCCAATATTTCACTGGACTCTACATCTACACTAAACATAGATAATTCCAATACTTCAAACGGGATTACCATAGGAACCGCTACGTCAGGCGTTCCAGTCTCAATAGGTCATACCACATCAGAAGTAACAGTTAATGACAACCTGACGGTAACAGGGACGCTTACGCTAGGCTCAGGCGCAGAGTTAACAGAAGCCGAGCTAGAAATGCTTGACGGTATAACCGCCGGTACCGTAGCAGCCTCTAAGGCGGTTGTGGTAGATAGCAACAAAGATATTACAGGCTTTAGAAATATTACGCTTACGGGCGAATTAGATGCAGCTACCCTAGATGTCTCAGGTGCCATAGACGTTGCAGGCACAGCAAACTTAGATGTAGTAGATATCGACGGCGCAGTTGACATGGCGTCTACGTTGCAAGTAGACGGTGCAATTACAGGGTCTAGCACGATTCAAGGGACAACAATTACAGCCACCACAGCGTTTGTTCCCGATGCGTCAGATGGTGCCACTCTTGGTACAGCAGCCTTAGAGTTTAGTGACCTGTACTTAGCAGACGGTGGAATAGTTTACTGGGGTGACGACCAAGAAGTAAGTCTGGTCCATGAACACAACACGGGCATACAGCTTAACGGCACAAATCAATTTCAATTTGGTGACTCAGGAACCTACATACATCAGTCAGCCGATGGTGTCCTAGATTTAGTTTCAGATAATGAAATCGAAATAAACGCTACCACCATAGACATGAATGGTGCAGTAGACCTTTCAAGTACCATTACCGTAGCTGGCAATGCCGACCTCAACGGCGACTTGGATGTAGACGGAACCACAAACCTAGACGCAGTAGACATTGACGGTGCGGTCCAAATTGATTCTACGGTTACGGTCGGGGTTGATGATACTGGATACGATGTAAAGTTCTTTGGTGCTACGTCCGGGGCGTACATGCTCTGGGATGAGTCTGCCGACAATCTCGTGCTGGCTGGTGCAGCAGGACTTGATGTAGCTGGTGACATTGACGTAGACGGAACCACAAACCTTGATGTCGTAGACATTGACGGTGCTGTGGATATGGCATCGACACTAACGCTAGGCGACACACTTACAGTTAATGCCGGAGCCGTCTTTAACGAAGCTTCTGCTGATGTTGATTTTCGCATCGAAGGCAACGGAGAGGCGAACCTTTTCTTTGTAGATGCAGGAAACGACCGCATTGGCATTAACACAAATGCTCCCACGGCCAAGCTGCATCTCCTTCAGTCTGCGGCTGATTTTGATAGCGGTATTAAACTAGTAGGAAGCGACAGTACTATCTCAGGCCGCATCTGGATGGGCGGTGGTCATCTCAATATTGACAACGCAACAGCGGGAACGGGCACGGGCTTTACGTTAGAAGATGACGGCACGTTAACCTATGGAGGAGACTTTTTAGACGTTGCCGATGGGGTTACCACCATTGGTGGAACCGACACATCAAAACTGCAATTTAACAACGCAGCAGGAACGCTTAGGTCGTTCCTCACGCTTAATAGCACATCCCTAGAAATCGACACCGACAGTGCCATAATCTTTAGTGCAAACAACTCTGAAAGAGCTAGAATTGATGATCAAGGCCGCCTTGGATTAGGCACATCGGCACCACATGGCTACTACTCTGTTTCAAATAAATTTGTAATTGCGAATACGGGTGGCAGCACTGGGATGACTTTTGCTACAAGCAATACTGGTCAGGCCCGAATAGACTTTGCTGAAGGTACGTCAGGTGGAGAACAGTATCGCGGCACAATTTCGTATCAACACGCCGCAACAGAATCAGAGGGCTATTTAAGATTTGTATCCGCAGAGAATGAAATCTTTAGAATGGAAGGAACCATTGTCACTTGTGGCAGGACGAGTGGCCAAGCCTCCACCGCTGATGGGCACCAGTGGTTCGCAAGCGGTGGCTACTACAACTATCACGCCGCAGGAGAAGTGGTGCGGTGGTACAATACCGACAACGGAAACGATGTAGGAAGTATTGACACCAGTACCTCTAGTACAGCCTACAACACTTCATCTGATCGCCGCCTAAAAGAAAACATTGAAGCGGCTGATCCCTCTGGCTCACTGATTGATAGCATCGAAATTGTGAAGCACGATTGGATCTCTTCAGATGATCATGTCCGCTACGGCGTGGTCGCCCAAGATCTTTTTGAAGTGCTTCCTGAAGCAGTGTCACAGGGAACAGACGGCGACCTTGTAGACGAAGACCTGTCGAGCAAGGAACAACCAATCAAACAAGTTTGGGGTGTTGATTACTCAAAACTTGTACCGCTTCTCGTAAAAGAAGTGCAAGACCTAAGAACTCGCGTAGCAGAGTTGGAGGCGTAAGATGACACTTACATGGCAAGTAGACGGCATGACCGTAGATAAGTCTTTAGACGGTCTAACAGATGTAGTCACCTTCGTGCAGTGGCGCTTAGTTGGCGAAGACGGAACGTATGTGGACCCTACCGGAGAGACGTTTCCCAATGTAGCTAGTGTGTACGGATCACTGCGTGTAGGGGAACCAAA